ATAAGAGATGTTGAACCCTCAGGAAAAATGCAACTCAAACTCAAATCAGAGGGAACCCTTGTTCAAAAGCCCAAGCTTGTTGGATTTCTGGGTTTTGTAGATCAGAAAGAAGTGCCAAGACCTGCGACCAAGTCTCAAATTCGACCGTCACTGTTGCATGGTCTTATTGGTCCAATTCAAACAGAGCCCAGCATCTTAACAGCATTTGATACCAGACTGACAGCTCAAAGAAGAAAAGATGGGAAATCATTGCATGGAAAATTTGACCCCATTGTAGATGCTGTTGACAAATATGGCACACCAACCCAACCCTTCTCTCTAGATAAGATAGAACCAGTCTCCAGATTCCTTAATGCTCACTTCAAATTCAAAGATAATTCGATGAATAGGAGACAAATTTTAACCTATGAGGAGGCGATCAATGGAATAGATGGCTCTGACATGTGGGATCAAATTGAAATGAGAAGCTCTTGTGGATATCCCTATGTCAAACAAAGAGCAGTGGGAGAGATTGGAAAGTTCTTCCTCTTTGAAAATGTGGGTGAATATGAGAGTGGCAGAATAAAATATGAAAGTGTTAGCCCTCTCTTGGATCAGAATGTTGAAGGAAGGATTGAGGCAGCCAAGGAAGGGAAAAGATATCCCACTCTAGACATCGAGTGTGCCAAAGATGAAAGAAGAAAATTAAAGAAGATCTATGACATAGTGGCAACCCGAACATTTACAAACCTCCCTCTTGACCTGAACTTGTGTTACAGAATGTACTTCTTAGATTTTGCAGTTATGGTCATGGAATGGAGGAGCAAAAGCTTCACTAAGGTGGGGATCAATCCTGATAGTATGGAGTGGACTGAGCTAATGAATAACATGCTGGAGAAGTCCAGGAGGGGATTTGCTGGTGATTATGCCAAATTCGATGGCATTGGTCCCCCTGAAATATACTCAGCTATAGTAGATATTATAAATAAGTGGTATGATGACGGTCCAGAGAATGCTCTTATTAGGCAAACTCTGATCTCAGAATGCTACAATAGAGTTTCTATTATTAGGGATGGAGTTGTAGAGATTACTCAAGGTATTCCCTCAGGTTTCTCTATGACTGTTATTTTCAATTGTTTTGTTAATTTTTATTTCCTTAGTATGGCTTGGGTAGATATTCTAAAAGAAACCCCTCTTTCTGCTTATGCAACTCCCAACTACTTCATGGAGTATTGTGAGGTTGCTACATATGGGGATGATAATGTAGTAGCTGTCTGTACAGACGCCTTACCTTATTATAATCTTAGGACAGTAGCAAAATGGCTTCAACAATATGGGATCACCTACACTGATGATCAAAAGAG